CGCTGCGCGAGGGAGCCAGCCCCAGCCACGTTCTCAAGCTCGGTCTGGTTAATACGCTTCACGCCTTCTGCCGTGGTGATGAATAGCGTGCCCTGAAGCGGAGCGACGGCCGCCGCCATCTCGTTGCCGTTCGTTGCCGCAGCCAAGGAGTTCTTCAGTGATTGCGAGGTGTTCAAAAATCCGCTGTAGGTGTCGCTCTGTTTCTGAAGATTGCTAATTCCCTGTTTCTGAAGTTCGTTGGCGGTTGATGCTTGGCGTGCGAGCGTGGCACGGTAGTTCTCCATGTTCTGCGTGTATTGGAGAGCGGGTGTAACTTGGCCCTTCTCGCCCTGGAGAACATCGAGGGCCGATTTAGCCTTGGTATCTCCACCGGCCGCCGCCACTGCGAGCGTTTCGGCTGTGGGCTTATTCGCTTGTGCTAGACGGGCATCCGCCTGTTCTTTTTCGGTGGATGCCTTTTGCTGTGCGCCTGACTGAGAGAGCATACCCTGAAAAAGCTGGGGAGCCGCCTCGGGGTGCTGCTGGAGTGTTTGCTTTAGCTGTGCTGTCTCATTGGGATAGATAGCCTGCGCGTGCGAGAAAAGCATACCCATAACATTCGGGTCAAACTTGGAATCAATCGCCGTTTTTGCAAAGGCACCCATATAATCAAGTTCATCCTGCTGAGCCTTCGCCTTCGATTGCGCGGCATCGGCAATCGTCTTATCCATCTTGGTAAAATTCTCGATTGTTCCCGGTATCTCGCTGCCTGCAACTCCGCTCTGTCCCAGAGCTGTAATGACCTTGTTGCGGTCAATGCTGGGCACTCCATCCGGACCTACCGTGAGAGCATTCTTGTAAGCTGCGTTCGTGGCGGCTGTCGCTGCCATCTGGTTTGCGTTTTGCTGTACCAGCTGATGGCCGAGTTGCGCTTGAATACCTTGCTGTTCAAGTATTCCGGGCTGCAATGCCGCAGATTGCGCCTGCTGCTGCCTCCCCGCGCCAACACGCTGCGCTAGCGCCGCATCTTCCACCGCATTATCGGGCTGAACAGGATGCGTGCTGGACAACCCCATCAGGGCGACCAGTGGGATAGAACTCATTGTCCGCCGCCCAGTGCTGCGAGTGAGACGCCCTGCATGATTGAGTTATTCGCGCCGGTTATTGCGTTCTGCCATGCATTCGCCTGCCCCACATAGCCTGATGCCTTCGCATTACCATAGTTGGTGATTGCCTGATTCTGCTGGCCTGCGAAGTTGTAATCGAGTGCGCCTTGATTTTGTGCTCCAGCTTGCGAGAGGTTCGTCAAGTTCTGCGTTGCGGACTGGCCGAGCCCGGAGAGGTTTTGCAGGTTGCCCACTTGATTCTGGTACTGCTGATATTGTTGCTGATAGTTCTGAAATGCGTTATTGTAGGTCTGTTGATAGTCAGTGGAGGCTAAACCCTGTGAGTACTGATCGAGAGCCTTTGCCGTCCCTCCAGACAGCAACCCACCTCGGGCCGCTGCCGAGTTCTGAAGCGCCTGCTGTCCTTGTTGGAGCTGAAATTGGTATCCCGGAGTCGCTGCGGCTTGCTGCGCAGTCGGGGCTTGAAAAGATTGATTCCAACCACCTCCCGGAGAGCCTAGAAGGTTTGAAAGTTGAGTTACAGCCCCCGCTCCTGCTTGTGTGTAAGGACTCTGAGAAGCCTGCTGGAAGCCAGTAGCCTGCTGCTGTGCGCCGATGGCCTGTTGCTGATTCTGCTGTGAATTAGCTTGGGCTTGCTTCTGTGCCTGTTCTTGCGACTTGGCTGCATTCCCCGCCGCGCTTGAACCGAGAATTCCGCTGATTACGCTGCCAACGACTGGCATACTGTGTCCTTAGAAATACCGAATAGGTGCTGATCCCATAGCTTTCCGTGCTTTAGATAGCTTTTTTCATTCACTCCGTACGCCTTCCACCCTGAATCCTTGGCGAACTTGACGGCTGCACGGTTGTAGGACGGTACTGAGCCGACAATCCGCAGGCATCGAGAATTCTTGAAAATCCACTCGGTGACTTCGCGCAGTGCCAAGCGAGTTTTCGAGCCATAAGCCAGTGGAAGCAGGCAGAGATGAATCGCCCAAGAAATCGAGTTTTCCGGCGTAAAGATGAACATGCCGAGGAGTGCCGCTTCTTCCTTTGCGGTGACGTACCACATGGATTCGTCATCGAGGGGATTCCACTTTTCGGGCGTTGGTGCTAGGTCATCCGTGACGCGCCAGTAAATGGAATCCCGCGTAACTATGTCCTTCACGAGTTCCATGTCATGGGTGCGTTCAAAGTTCACTGCTCTTCGCAGTACTGGACATCAATAGTTGGAACGTGGAACCTCTTTCCGTTCATTGGGCATCGTTCGTTTACGCACTGAATCCAGCGATAGGTTCCAGAGCCCTTGCGCAGCAGGCAACAGTTACATGCTCCACAGAGGATTTCCGAGGTGATTTCAAGTTTCATTGCCTGAAGTAAGCCAAGAGCGTCGTATTTTCCAAATCAAGATTCCCAGGCCCGTGAGTGTGAGGACCAGGATCGTTGCCGATAAATGTGGGTGCTGTGACGGTTCCCTGTGGCGTAAAGTTGTGGGTATGACCTTGCGCTGCTGCTGTTGAGCTACCGGAAGTCGATACATTGGCGAGGTCTGCGCTTTCAATGCCTGTCACTCCCGGTGTACCAATAAAAGTGGGCGCTGATACGACGCCGGTTGGTGCTCCCACGTCCGTTGGGTCTGTCTGCCCGCTCGCTGCGTTCGGGCCCGCCGCTAGTATCTTGCCCAACTTCAGGTAGGCTGCTGTCGTGTAATCCGGCAGCGTCACCGAGCTCGTCGTTCCGTCCCCGTTCAACATCTTCACGGTTGACCCGTCGCAGATATGCCAGCCAGCGACTGCCGGCGCGGTCAAGAATGCTTGGATGAAACCTCCGCCCGAGTCTCCCGGGCCCCATTCCCATCCGTTTCCTGTCCATTGCAAGACGTGGTTGAAGTCGGTTACGTGAATCAGTGCACCTGCATCCGACTGCGTCAGGTGCGGCAGTGTTTCTTGCGTGAAGTTCTGAAATGACAGGCCGATAATCTGCGCAATCTGAATGCTGAGCCGCTTGACTACTTCCGTCACCCAATCTATTACCTGCTTCGAGAGCCCCGATTGCGTGCTCTTGTCTAGTGCGGGGGTCTTGTCTGGGAATGGCGGAAACTTGAAAGGAATCGCGCCGCTGGCTGGCATTTATGCTAGAATCCATCTGTGAAAAGGGATAATTGGCCTGATTTCAATCTAACTTTCCTTGCAGCCTACAAGAAACAACTCAAGGAATACATTAAGCAATCTTCAAAACCTGCTTCGAGTACCGTTCCTGCGTCTGGAATCCGGGATCAGCCTTCAGGTAAGCATCAATCACGCGCCAAGCAATCGGGTCGGTCACGCTAAGCTCATACACGCGGTCACGCGAACGTCCGAGCCTTCGCCAGATAACCCTCTTTTTATACTGTCCTGCCTGCCCTACCCCGAGTGCGTAAGTGTTTGACCATGTTTTCCCGCCATCATCGCTCCAGCGCAGCATTGCTTGCGGGTCACGCGGCTTGCCCTGTCCGTCGAGCAAGGGCGGCATCGGCCCGAGTCCTACTTCCAAGTCAACTTGGAGCGAATAGTGGAATATCCATTCATTTTCAGAAGAAACGTGGGGCGCTTTCCGCACTCTGCGGATGATGTTCCCGAAGTCCTGCACGTTATTGATGCTCATAGAGTAAATCGAGCCAGTGCGCCAATCGCCTACTAGATGCTGCCCGAACGCGAAGACGTGGCACTGCGATCGGTGCGCGTCGAAGGAGGAGCCATTCCAGAATCCCACTTCGTGCCAGAATCCTGTGGCGATGTCATAGCGCCAGCTCTTATTCGCCGTGGGGAAGTAGATGTGATAAAAGCTATGTCCCTGGTCAACATAGGTGTAGGCAATGGCGTCTGAAATCTTCGGGTAAGTGGAGAGCGCAAACTCTACAGCGTGGTTAGAGATGCGAATAGGCGAGAACCCATTCAGCCGGTAGACGATTCCCTGTCCCATGTCGCTGCCCGAGATGAAAAATACGCTGTTATCCAGCTTCTGCACGCTGTCCGGTGCGCACGTTCCCTGCTCGATGAATCCACTAGGGTCAACGTCAAAGGTGAAAAGGTTGCCTGAGTCATAATAGGCTTGCGATTGCTTGAGGCCGATGAAGATAAGCTCGCGATAGTTGACTACGAAACTCTGCACGTTATCGGGAAACACCGAAACGACGGCAGCATTAAGCGGGTCCCATGTAGTCGCATCATCGGGCGATGAATACTGAAACTTGCCGCTATCTTTGAACAGCACGACAAAGAATCCATCCAAGTAGCCGATGCGTCCTGCGACGGAGCCCGCCAGTTGGGACGCATTAACTGCTGTCAGGGTATTGGCAGTTAGGTCAAATACCGAAAGCACGCCAGCAGAAGAGATGAGGATTTGATTCGGACCACCGACCATGTATACAGGCCGCGCATCCCGCGAAACCAAACCGCGATCAATCGGTGCTGCCGTCGCAAACAATTCATAGAAGTGAGAACCGGCTACAGCGAAAGCACGCCCGTTGAAAAGGAATAATCCACGCGGGGGGCCGTTCAACCCAACCGCACTAGTTGTTGCGAGGCCGGGGCTTGGATACATCGCAATGGGTGACTTCCCTGCGGGGTCTTCGATTGTTTCGCAGTACCAATTCATTGCCATAGAATCATCGGCGATGGGTGATTGCGAAGTGTAGGATGGCCCGCAGAATCCAAAGCGACTCATGCTATAATTCCGCCCATGGGAAAGTCGCTTAGGACCATATCGCTGATCGTTGGAGAATCTATTAGGGTTTTGACGGGAAGCATATTCGGAAACAAACCAGCACACACACCCGAAGAAGCACGCCTATTGATGGTCAAAGACCTAAAGGAATCAGGATTTTCCGATGAAGAAATAAATTGCATCATGGAACAAGCCACTTAACGCCCTGCCGGCATGTCTGAAATCCAGTTGTAGAGATAGTCTGAACCAGTCGTAAGCGCCCGATCGCATTGCAAGTCAAGAATCGGGATGTTCATCCGCTTCACGATTCCTTTCGATTCCGCTGCAATCGCCGCCACGGTTGCAAGTGTCTGCGCGGGGCATTGAAACTCGGCACCGAGGTCTACCGCCAAGTTGTAACGAAATGCCTTGGCGTAGCCCGGAGGGAACGCCATGAGCGTGTTTAGTGTGATTGGCTCGTTCAGTGCTGCCCACGGGTAAATCGCCACTTGCAACCCGATATTAGCGACGGGCCAAAATGTAAGGTTGCGCAGCGGGAATGCTTGATCGTCCCAGCAATACTGCGGGAGTGCGCTGGTGATGTTCTTAACCGGAACTTCTTGCCACTGCGCCACAGTCAAGTACTGGAGAGGCAATTCAAGCGGCTGCGAGGGGTTATTTAAGTTGATGATTCCCATCCGATCAATGTAGGCGGGGCGCGGAGCATTGAAATCGGCAGGCGCACCACCTGGATTTAGCCCATAGGTGTAGCTGCCATTCGGACCTGAGCCGCCGCCCGCATTCAGCGTGAACACAAGCCGGGGAATCGTGTAAATCATGAGCCGTTCGGCATTCCACGAGTCCCACATATCATGCAGGACGCGCAGGGCATCATTAGCTTCAGCACCAGATGGCATTTCGCCCGAAGACAAGATATTAAGCAGGCTGAGCGCACTTGTGATTACATCCATTACGCTCGTGGTGATAGGTGGTGGAGTGCTTGGAGTGCTAGGCATTTAGGAGGAAGAACTACGCTTGAAAAGCAATAGGTACTTGCCCTTCTCTGATGCTGTCGAGATGGCCGATAACTCCCAGCCAATTGCGACTTGCTTCTCGATTGTTTCTGAAATTAGACGCTCGGTTACAACCATGTGCTCGAAGCGAGCCCTCAAACAGTCACCAGCCGGGGATCGGTCCAGCCGTAAGGCTTTCCATCGAGCGTCACTCCGCGTGTCGGTGGACTATCCTTCGGGAGCCAATAGGGAGTCTGGGTCTCAACGTCCCAATGCACTGGCAGAACTCCACCATGTGCCAAGAGCTTGAATCCCATTTGGGCCATCTTGGTGAAGAAGAAGAAATCAGTGCTCATCCCGGTGCGTTCATCGGAATACTGGCTAGATTCTCCGGGCAGACCTTCGGGGAACAGCTCGGGATATTCGCGAATCTGCGCCCAAGTCTTAAGTTCCCTGAACCATGGCTTTGGCATCAGGCGAAATATCTCCGTCTTTAGCATCTGGCAGCCGAAACCCATGTACTTGGCCTCGAAAATATCGCCTATCTTCCAGTTCCAAAAGCAGCCTTCTCCTTGGTTCACATATACAAGCGGTTCGGGTGGTTTCGAGCGTGTCGTATAGATTCCGCCGCAAGCCATAACTGATTCGTCTGAACCATCGAGCACGCGCCCCAATTCCATGATCGTATCGGGCGGCGGGGCCGTGTCATCCTCGATGAACAGGATATATTTCGCGCCCATTTCAAGGGCTTGTTCCACTAGATGTGTCTGCGCGTCCTCAAGCGACCATTTCCACTTACCATCTTCGCCTTGCCGTGCACGCGTGCAAATCTCCGTTACGCGGCAATTGGTGGGAATGCGCAAGGAACGCACTGCGAGGTGCCAATCAACCGGAACTGGCCTGCCTCCGAACGGGTATGCAATCACAAATTTAGGATTCAATGTTATAATCCGCCCATGAAACTCTATATGCAGCTTTCAGATGTTGACGACCCGGAACCATTCGCTTCTGGAGTGGCCACCGTATCAATGAATTTGGATGAGGGCGATTTGAATAAACCATTCGACCTATTCTCAAAAATATTCCTCGAACCTTCAATGGCCCAACTGAAGCAAATCCGAAAATTAAACCAAGAACAGCGATAGGAGGAGGGGCACCGTACAGGCTGCCCCACTCTTTTAAGCAAGCCTCGAAGGAAACCAAAGCGCAGCCTTGGCATCGTAATGAAATGAAACCGCCGAGTTGGCAGTTGTTACTGTGCCGCTCTGCGCGATTCCATTTGTCACAGCCGAGGATGTAAACGTCCAAACGCCATCAGCAATGATCGTAATCGTTCCTTCCAGGAAATTAGCTGGAGGGGTGATTATGTTCGTCGCTGTGCTGCCCGTGACGTGGAATAGTGGACCGGGAGCAACAATAGTTGCCGCCGACGCTACTGGAGCGAATACGCCTGCATAACGTCCCTGGGCTACCGCGAAGGACGAAATGCTGGGTTGAAAGACAGGGAAATCGGAAACAAGCCCTGCGATTACAGGGGATGTGTTTCCGTGAGCAGCGGCCTGCGTTCCCATCTGTCCGCGAACAACGCTGATGAATGTGCCGCTAACTGCCTGCACAAGCATCAATTCGTTCTCGATGTACAGATAGGTGACATTGGCACCCGTAGTAAAGTTGGGTGCAGTAATGCCAGTGGCCGAAGCTACGCCAAGTTGTGTATCCGTTGCGCCGATTGCCGCTGAAAGAGTTGTTGTATTTAGGCTCATGTTTTCTCCTTAGCTCGCAATCCGGCAGGCAAGCTGCGGATATAGAGCAGCCCAGCCGTAGAGGAAATCGGTACGCAGCGGGAACCGATCTTGGTTGATGTCGTAGGCTCGAATCAAACGAATGCTCAAGCCCAATTCCTTGTCACTCACCCGCTCTGCCATGTCCACACCACCCGGCAACGGGAGGTCAGCACAAGCCATCGTGAAAGCATCGCGATGGAAGTAGAGACCTTGCGGGCTGAGCGTGTTGGCTGCACCACTCACGGTGATGAGGCCATTGGTTGAGCCGGTTGTAGGCAGTACGTTGACTGTCTGGAATGGCCCGCTCGTTGTGATAGCCGGTGCGAAGTTGATTGTGCCGTTTCCAGAGCCGTCAGACGAGAAGGGTGCGGTGATAACGAACTGTTGCAACTGGCCGGTGGACTGGAAGTTCTGCGGATTCACGCTCAACACGGGAGTTGTACCGCCCGCACCGAGGGTAAATACATCGCCAACCACCAACCGCGAAGCCGCTGCCGAGGTCCAACCCTGTGTCACAAGTGAGGTTGCACCGCTAACCGGGGCTGTCGTGATGTTCGGAGTTGCGCCGCCCTGTGGGCCAACCTTGAACACGCCCACGTTCTGATCCATGTACCAATCCGCACCAATCGCTTCGCCCATCTTGCCTTTGTCGTACTGCTCGGCAATGCGCTCAGAAGATTGAAACAGGCCCTTCAAAGCACTTACGATGGTGGCCTGCATTTGCGGGTTGAGACAGATGGACCTTTCACCGTCCATCGGGCAGGCATTGTTATCGAGAAGCACGCCAGCGTTCAGGTAGGTGTCGATCGTGTTCGGAACCGTACCGGGAACTCCAACCTGGTTCCAAACCTGAGTGTAAAGTTGAAGCCCGTCATAATCGACGGCGTTCGCAAGAGAGGCAAGGGCCGGTTTGATGAAACGCTTACTGAAATCGTCAATCGACAATGCCAAATCCTGCGAGGTGAATGTGAAAGAACGCTGTTCCTGTGTCGTGAGGGTCAGGGGAACGCTAGTTTCTGTCACATCCTGAAGCACTAATCCTTGACCGCTTGCGCGGACGAAGCGGGGCGGCTTGCGGATGTTTACGACGTTTCCAATTTTCGCTCCTGACTTTGCGAACTGATCCTCATACTCACGGCTAATTTTCTTGGTGAATGTGAGATTGTTCACGAGTACGCGCAGAGCTTCACGCGTAATCATGCTGATAGTTAAAAGCTGGTTAGCCACTTAGTTTCTCCTTAGAAGCGGCGTTCCCGTTCCCTCTTGTTCATGACCTTTATGTATTCCTTGGGGTCTAGCTGGTCGAGTGGAACCGCGGAACGTGCCGACGAAGCGCCGACCGTTGCAATAGGTTCGGGTGGCTTCGGTTTTGCCTTCTCTTTCTTCTCAGGAGAGCTGCCTTTCAATGCGTCAGCGATCTTGCCGATACGCACAACTGCTGCAAGGGGCTTCATGGACATCAATTCTTCGCAGAATTCAGGGTGCTGTCCGAGGTAGTAAGCGACTTCCGGCCCTTCTTTGCCGAGCTCAATGATTGCGTTATACACGGTGATGGGGAGTTGTATGTCCGGATTGGACACGACTTCTTCCCAATCCTCATGCTTGGCGCGTGCTGCTTCAGTCGCTCGTTGATAGGATTCGAAAGTCTTCTTGGTTTCTTCGGCCTGTTCCTGCTTCTCTGCTTGGGCTGCCTTCCACGCGTCGCGAGCATCCGCCCATTCTTCAGGCGTCTTATAATCCTTGAGTTGCGGTGGCTGATCCTCCTGCGCTGGAGTTTCATACTTAGCGCGCAGTTCGGATAGTTCCCTTTCCGCTTTCTCGGCTCGCGTTTCCGCTGCATTATGACGGGCAGTCAGTTTGTCGATTCTTTTCTGCCATCCCCCTTTATGCTTGGGCTCTTTGCTCTCCGGTTCAGCCGGTTCTGATTCGGCTTCTGTCTTGACCTCTTCGGTCGCAGGTTCTTCTACTGTGGGTGCTGCCTTGGGAACAAATGGCTCACGCCAATTCGGGCCTGCTGCGTGTTCCAGTTCTTCCGGGGTGCTTGTCATGCTCGCGATTGTGACCATATCTCCTCGCTGATTGGCTCGGTGAAACCCACCGATAGGCTGATTAGCTTGTCAACGTCACAAGATTGTTGCTTAGAATCTGCCACTTGCCCTGATAGGCGCGCAGCACAACACCCGCCCCAGCATGGGCCGCGAACGTCAGCACGCCTGTAGCTGTGCCACCCGTCTGCAAGTTACCCGTTGAAGTGATCGTGTGGGCTTGGGCTGTGTTCGATACAACCGAGATAACCAGATTGTCGTCTGTGCCAGAAACGGGAGCCGCCAACGTCATGGCGTCAGCACCGCTAGAATTGACGACGATGTTGCACCCATTGGGGGCATATGGGTTGATCGCATCCGCGCTGCCGCTCAGCACGATGATGGTTGAACTCTGTATCGGGTCGGTTTGAACGATGTCCGCGATTTCGGCTGCATCAAACGCACCGCCCGCATGATTTCCTAATCCTCTTGGCATCTACTCTTCTCCTTCGTTCTGTGAATTAACTGCTGCCATTCCTAGATCGTGAGCCTGTCCAGATGCAGCCATACCCGCTTCATGCGATTGATCTGCGGCTTGCATACCGGATTCGTGGGCTTGGTCTGAGGCTTGTTCTTGCTGGCCTGCTGCGGCTTGCTGCTGCGCTAATCCCTGTTCGTGCTGCTGCTGGCCTTGCTGGAGGGCTAATTCATGCGCTGAACCGTGGAGCTCTGTCCACACTTCCTTGAATATCGTGGCGCGTTCGACGGCGATTTGCGCCTTTGTGTTGATTTCCGCTACGGCTATTTGTGCGTCAATCTTGGCCTTTTGGATGGTGGTCTCAGTATCGGACTTTATCTGCTCTATCTGAACTTTGCCCTGTTGCTCGATTTGCTTGCTTTCGATGACTTTCTGCATGTCCTGCATGGCCTTAGCCATGATTCCGTTCTGCTGACTGAACTGCTGGAGTTGCTGATGGGCCTGCATAAGCTGTGCTTCGGGCGATTGATCCTCGGAATCCATGAGCTGTGGTGGCAGCATCTTCTTGAGCCTGTCAGCAATCTCCTTCGCGCCGGGAATGTCCATGTTGCGCACTACGAGGTCGCCAATAATGGGGAACAAGTTTGGGTTGGACTCAAGCAGTGCCATTTGCGTTACTACGGCCTCTTGGCGCTTGGTTTGGAAGCTGGGGCCAACTGAGACAGTCACGTCATATCGGCCGGTGCCGATGTCAAATAACTTGGTGATGGAGGGATCTTTTAATGCGGCTTCGGCTTCCTGCTGCGAATCATTCTTCGAGTTGTAAATGCCTACCTGTGAAACCGTCTGGTCGGGCTTGATAATCCGCTGTATCCGTGGCGCTGAATAAACCTTGGGAATCAAGTCCAAAATCACTCGCCCCGTATACTCAATACCCCGCGAGAGATTGTCAGAGTAATTGAGGGTTGCGATGTCGCCTTGCTTTTGTCGGGCAAGAACTGCCTTACCAGATTCATTTGCTGATTGCTTTTCGCCTAGGTTATTGGGATAGAGACCAGTTGTTGCCTGCATATCCTGCGCGGCAAGCCCCAGCATGTCAGTCATGCCTTGGATACCCGGCTCCACGATATTGCGTTGTGGGGCTTCTACTGGCTGACCTGCTACGTTTGTGGGCTTGTAGTAGAGAACTGCGGTGTTTCTTACGTTCGACTGCTCCCAGGCGCGTTCATGGCCTTCAAGTTGGCCTTCTGCGGCGATCCATGGAGCCTTCGGAGCAAGCGCGATGCGCTCAGTTGCCGCTGAAATCCAGTAGTTATAAGCACGCTGCGGGTCTTTTGCATATCTTACGAGGCCAGCCACGTGTTTCTTGCCGTTTACGTTGATGTCGTCACCGTAAATTTTGACGATTGGAAGGTATTTGCCAGGCCACGCACGCTCATCAAGTCTGTCGAGTGCGCTTATCTTGTCCCATGAGATTCGTCGTTTCTCTCGGCCTCGGTCGCCTTTGGACTTGTGGACCTGAAAGTATTCGGCAATGCGAATGTGGGGTTGCCCGTCGATGGTAAGTGCCCAGGCAGCAGGCATGTCACCCACGGATTCGTAGTCGCTAAGCGAGGCGCTTCCGGTAGCGTACTTAGAATCGCCGAATTGACGTTTAAACTCTGAAGCAAGTAAATCCTCGATGATGAATCCCCAGCTTGGGTCGCGGCGGTTGGTTGGGTCGAGATAAACAGTAAAAGGATTGTCAATTGGGACAATGTAAATCTCCTGATCCTCAGTCTCTTCAGCTATCCAATCGGTGACGATGCGCCAGCAGCCAAAGCCGATGCGCACCATGTAGTCAAAGCCGCCATCGTAGGACTCATCTGCGCGGCTATTGACCTCGATATGCCTGACAATGCCCTGTAGAATCTCGCTCGTGTCCACATCTGCGTCATCGCCAACGGGATTAACCTGTATCGCCGGCCGATTCTGACGCTGCTCATTGGTTACTTGCCGGATGAACTGTGGCAGCCTGTTCATGGTCAAACACGGCTTGCTGTCCAGTTGCCGCTGAGCTTTTATGTCTTGGGGCCATTGATTGCCGATAGAGAATTCGAGGTCATCAAGCGATTCTTTGCGTGTAGCTGCTTCTGATTCTGCGGCGAGTCTGAACCTGTCATGCGCAAGCTCAAGAAACTCTGCATCATTCCGCTCACCCTTAGCCAATCTTCCAACCTATATCGGCTTCCATGACCAGCATGGCATCGCCTGTATCGTGATCCGGCTCATTTGCGGCTATTCCCGGCAGTACTACAATGTCGCCAACCTTCACTTCCTTGGCTTTGGGCCCAACCGCGAGAACCTTGAACTTGCGGTACTTTTCACGATCGGTGAGGTAGATAAGGTGGGGTGGTTCCGGGAGACGTTCAATCAATACCCTGCTGCCCATTGGTTCAATCTGCGTCTTCATCTACCTGCTAAGGATGAAAGCGGCCTGTATTTCTTCTTGCCCTTCTTTGCTGCCCGCTTCTCAGATAGCATTATTGCGATAGCCTGCTTCTGGCTGGATACTTTTGGGCCAGACTTCGAGCCTGAGTGGAGTGAGCCCGATTTCCACTTCGACATGACCTCGTTCCAGGGCATTTATCGTGGTGAGGCTTGCTTGAGTCTCTCTGTGTAGTAAATGCTTGCCCCGCTAGGGCAGTCCACCTCTACCCCATTCATCCACTTGCGAGCATCGCAACGAAGGGGAACTTCTATGCGCGTATTGCCCAGCGGCACATCAATCCACTTGCGGTGCGCCCTAACCATCCAGCCAGCTGCAAATCCAAGTAGTAAGAAGAATGCGAGCTTCATATCACTCCCAAATGAACGTGAGGATGATTCCTGAACCTGTCTCTGCCGCGCCGGTAACAATCTCGGCCGATACTAAATCTCCCTTGTTAACCGCGACGTTCGCGCCACCGCCATTACACTGCGTTGCGGCTGTCATGGTGCAGGCAAGCGTTGCGTTGGGCGTTCCGTTTATGACAGCCTTGCAAGCCACCGAGACTGTAGTTGCCGTCGATGTGCATTGCAGGCCAGTCAGGGTATGCGCCTGATCCATCACGAAACCGCTTCCGATTGTCGTAGAGGTGCAGGTTGTGACAGTTGCGTTCGGTCCTGTCCCGTAAAGTCC